TAGGTTTGCTGCCCTCGATTTTCTGCCCGTATGCAGTTAACCAATTAAGCTGAACACCGCCCCTGTCCCTCGTAGGAAGAAAAATAGAAGGACCCGTCATCGGACGATGACGGACAAGGCTCATCATCACGGATTTTTTAGCCACATCGGACATTATCTCAGTCTCATAAATGGGATTAATCAAAAACTGTTCATTGTTAGGCGACATATTCCCCATAGGATCGCCGAGAGCGGCTTTTGAAACCGTCCAGCCTTTTTCACCCCAAGAAACATCTTTAGGGTTAGTCCAATTTTCGCTTTTCAAATTAGGCGAGAAAGCCAGTTCCGCTAATGTCTTATGATTACCCGACCACGCCGCCGCAATACCCTTGCCGAGATTGTAAAGAAGTTCACGCCGTGTTAATTCCTTCGGGTACTTAACCTGCGTTTTCAATTCATCACGTAAACTCTTGATAGTCCCTTCCAATGCCGCAATCTGCGTTGACTGGTTAGATGTAATTGTCTCCAGTGTTTTCGCAATTTCTTCCAGTAGTATTTCCTTATCTTTAAAATACTCCGCCGCCTTCGCCGGATCGGTAAATCCGGTACTTTCGATTTTTTTCATATCAGTCAGTTTCTGCCTGATAGCCTTCAATAATTCGTCCATAAATACACCCCTTAAAAAAATATTTTCAGCAATGACACACATTGCAAATAACACAAATCTTTCTACCCGCTCTTAACCCTCTTTTCATTGTTAATTGTTCATTGCTCCTTTAAACATCCCGCCCCAATAATCCGGTATAATCTCCGTCTTTTCATTACTCTTTGCTAACTGCTCATTGCTCTTTGCTAAAGCAAACGGATTAGCAGGCACATTACAAATCGAAAATTCTAATAATTCCTGTTTACGAAAAATCAAATCCGTTCCGTCCTTGCCGCCATTTGGCGCGTCTTCTTTAGACGGAATTTCAATCTCAATCACACGAAACCCGACAGACCCAGCCCGAATAACGCCAGCTTTAACCCTCTCCCCGATAGCCCAGCCGAATTGGTCATATTCCTTGCTGTTAAATATCACAACCCCATGAAGCCCATTATCATCAACAGAAAGCCCCTCAATTTTCCCGATAGCCGGAATATCGAACCTGTGCGCCCACTCAACAACAGGATTATTCATATACCGCTTAAAATCCCACCCATGCGGATCAATGCGCTCCCCGAATCTATCAAGGTCAAACGTGCTAAGCGTCCAAGCAAAACCCTCTGTCTTTTCTTCATTTCTTATTTCTTCTTTTTTATTTTTTATTTCAAAAGGCACAGAAGCAATCAATTCCACATCAGCGCAAATCTTTTGAACCCCCGCCGCCTCTTTTTTCACCCCAAGAAAATCCAGCAACAAAGCACCGTTACCCGCAACAAATTCCCCACACTTATTCCTGATTAACATAAAACCCTCCAATTCTTTTTGCGGCATGGAAGCCGCTGTATCCAAGCAACGATGAAGTTTTTGCAACGCAAAAACTTCCAGCTAAAAAAACGGCATGGACGCCGTTTTTTTAGCGTTTTTCTCTCTTCATTGCTCATTGTTAATTGTTAATTGTTCATTGCTAATTCCTCCCTTTTATTATTTCTTATTTATTATTTTTTATTTTAAATCGTCCATATTCAAAACCCCGCTGATAACACCGTTACGCAAAATATCAACAGCGGTATTAATACTGTATTTTTGATAAATTCTTTTTTTATGAAATTTAATTGTATTAACGCTTAACGATAATATTTTTCCTATCTCGGCGTTGCTTTTACCTGAAATAATCAGTTTGGCAATCTCTAACTGTCTGTTTGTCAGAGCTCTCCCGATTACAGGATATGCGTTTTCCCTGTCAAACAATTCCTCAACATCGGCGGGAAAATACTGCTTTCCCTGCGCTATCATGTTAAGAATATTCCAGATGTTTTTATATGTATCCCGCAGCGTGAAAAAACTGTCAGCGCCCGCCGCTATATAACGTGTGGCAGCTAACGGCTTTATTTCGGAAGCCGTCCAGACAACTATCCTTAAATTCCGTTTCGCAATTTGTTTAATAAAAATATCGGTTCCGTAACTGTGGAAGCAATGCTCAAGGAAAATATACCTTGGGTATACGTCTTTAATTTTATTAGCCAGTTCGTTATCAGTAGCGGCTATAAAAACCTGAAAAGAAATATCTTTTAATATTTCTCTTAAAGAATCAGCGAGAAAATCAGCGTTACTTGCGATAATAACGCTATTCTTCATTAGCCGTCCCCGCTTTCAAAGGTATTAAGTTTTTAGGGCGATACCATGTATCACCCCACGGCTTCGGCTCTTTGCCTCGTTCTTTAAGCACATCGTTAATTGTTTTTAATCCTGCGTTTATTTCCGCAATATCCCTTTTGCTCTGCGAATCTTCGTTTTCCTGTAACTCAGGTATGTCCCACAAATCAAAACGCCCTGTCTCTTTCAGGTTGAAACGCATAAAAAACTGACTTTCAAGAATTTGTTCAAATTGGCGTAACAGAGGAATAAGCGTATACTGCCAAAACGCCGAGTGCTGCTCTTTAGTGTCCTTGCCGCTTAACGCCGTTGACCTGTCAGAAATATTCGCCACTCTCGGCGGTATTCCGTATTTAGCCAGTATCGTGTACAAGTTCCAGCGTTTTAGTTCAAAAAGTTTAATAACGTCAGGGCTGAAAGTAACAGGTTTGAATTCCGTACCCTTGCCGAGTACCGCAATTTTCCTTCCTGCTTTCACAGCTCCGTATTTACTTTCCCACCTGCGCTCAAGCTGATCCGCTTCTTCTGGTCTCAATGTCTGTTCAGTTTTTAAAATACCCTGCGGTATAGCGTTGTTTTTCAGTAATTGCGAATTGGCTTTATTGGCGTAATAGTCCTGCTCAAGCTCAAGAGCTAAAGAAACAAGCGGATTAATCCCACGCACAGGATTAAAAGGATTCCATTCTCTAAAATGAATTATCTCATCGGAAAGAATAGGGATAAGCTCAGTACCGCAATGGTAAAACCATCGGCGAGGAATATGCCGAAAATCAAAATCAACACCGCCCCGCAGTTCGCCTTCGTTACGCATTTTACGGGGATCAAGTATGAATATTTCTTTAGGCAAACCGCCCGAATAATCCGGACCGAACCACCAGAACGCTTCACCTTCAAGAAACCACCAAGCGGCAGTTTCTTTCCACAAATCGTAACGGCTTAAAGAAGAATTAGGCCTGTGGAATAAATTATAAATAGAACCATTCGTAACATCGTTCCCCTCTTTTTCAATAGTAAAGTCGGCACGGGCAATATTACGAATTAAAATATTAACGGCGATATTAACCCAAGCGTTTAGAAAGTACGAATTTCCTAATGGTAGTTCATTATATAAATTAATAAAATCATCATCACTTGGCAAGGAAAAACGAAAGCCGTTATCACTTTTTGTTTTAACTGTTTTTGTTATGGGGTTAAATATCCGCCGGAATATATTCATGATAGAATAACTCCCTGCTGAACATCAGAGAATATCGCATAACGCAGAGCGTCCATGTAATGATCATTAACCTTGACAATCTCTCCCGCCTCATCACGGCAGTAATCCCATATCTCAGACAAAACTCCGGTACACTTATCGCACACAAAAAATTGTTTACGTTCAATTTTTGCGTTAATAAAATCAATGCCGCTGTCAACAGAATTATTTGCCTTAACCCCGCCTGTAATTTCCTGTATCCTTTCCCCTCCGGCTGGATCACAATAGACAGGCAGCCCCATTCCGTCAGGACAATCAAACCAGCCTCTTGCGTTTATTTCCTCATTGAAAGATTGTGTAGTCATGTTGAAAGCGCCATAATCGCAAAGAACATAAATCACATCGCCAAGCCAGCCGATTTTAACAAACGTGATATTCAAACCAAAATCCTGCCCAGCGGCGTATCTGTCAAACTGTTCAGGTAATTCAGAAGCGTTAACAATCATCGTTTCGTCAAACCGCTCATAGATAACGCCTTCTGCCTTAACCCATAAACCGTCCCTAAACCTTGCTTTTTGTTTTTCAGGAAGCACATCAAGAATGTCAGAGATATAATCTTCCGGCAAATTTTCCCTGTTATCTTCGGGGTTCAATAACATAGATTGATAAAGTTCAGGTTTTTCCAGCGGATCACCGGAAAGAAATTGCCGCTTCAAAACAAATATCTTGTAAGCCCAATGTAAAGGGCTGCCCGGATTGCAGTCGTAATAAAACAAATTCCTACAACCCTGAATTCTCATAGCCAGTCTTGAATAAGCGGTAGTAACAGCAACATAACTAAGCTGTGAAATCTCGTTAAAATAAATCGTGTTATACTCATGTCCTAAAATCTTGTCAGCCTGTTCCCTGTCTCCTAAACCGCCAATCCATATTTCCGAGCCGTTAAAAAGCGTAATCATGCTTTCATGCGCAAGGTATGTATAGCCGTTTTTCCCGACAGTATTATCAAGCCACGGCATTAAAGTTTCACGCAGAACAGAAGACCGGGCGTCCTTAGCCCTATAACGGCAAATCAAATGCCTGCTTCCCGCAAACCGCAAAGCACGATAAATAATCGCCATAACAAGCACCGTAGTTTTCCCTGAACGGGAACCGCCAAACAGCAAAATATGTTTCGCCCCGCTTTTTAAAAGAGCTAACGCCTTGCGCTGAATAACTGTTGGTCTAAAAATAACAGTAGTACCCATATCTCCGTTACCTGCCCATTGCTCCCTTTTCTTTGCTAATTGCTAATTTCTCTTTGCTCATTGCTCTTACAGCCCCTCAAAATCAGGCACAAAATTTAATTCACCTTGTTTTACGCTGGAGTTTCGACTTGTCGAAACTCCAATGCAATTTGCGTCAGCAAATTGCACAGCCTCTCTTTCCGCTTTAATCGCCGTTTGCACCCATTCAGTAACAGCCCCTTGCGACAAATCGGCAGGGTTCATCGTGTCAAGTTTCTTTTTCACGACATCTAACATTTTTCCTGTTACTTCCCTGTGTAATTCCCCTTGCGCCTCAATCGTTTTCCGCAATTCAGTCTGTTTCAGTTTTTCAATGTAGCGGTCATAATCAGCAGCCCTTTCCCGCCAGCGGAATAGAGCAGCCCAGTTACGCCAAACCTTATAACGCTTCGAGCGGACAGCCTCGTCAGCCTCGACACTTTCAACAGCCTTGCGGATATTCCTTTCACTACCACAATCACGGAAAGCGCGGAAAGCGGAGAAAGCAAGATTACTTTCGTTTGGCAGCCTCTCCCAGCTTTCAAAAGGCAGCACATCCGCCTTAGCTTCTTCGATAACCTTGTTAAAGTCGGTCATAATAACCTCTGTTTAGTGCGGTTGGATAACCGCACAGTAAAACCGAAGGGGCTGTCCAATAAGTAAAAGGACAGCTATAAAAATAAATTCCCAAGAGAAAAAAAGAATGATAAAATTCCAGTATGAGTAAAGGAAAAAGTGACAAGATCACATATAAACCCTACGAGCAACACC